ATTGTAGTAATTTCGGCAAGATTTTGCACGGACTGCAGAGAGGGAAGGGCGGCGCGGTAAGATTCGCCGTTTTTTTTATGTATTTCTATTTGAATCATTTTAGTATATTTGTATGTCATCATGCTTTATTTTGCAGGTGGCCAAATACTCAAAGCATTGGCGTGCGAAAAGGCTACCCGGGGAAGGTAGCCTTTTTTTTGTATATTGCAATCAGCGGCCTATCATAGCCGCGTGCCTCCCCCAGAGCATAAGCCTTGAAAGCCATAAACTTTCAGGGCTTTTTATTATAGTAGTCTTCCTTCATGACTTTCAGCATGAATCTGCAAGTTGCTATTTCGCCTTGTGCCATAAGAAGTTGATCGCATTCTTTTACGGCCAAAGAAACGGCCTTGTTTATTGGCAATTTCTTGCGAATAGCATAAGCTCTAATAGCTCTTTGCTCTGCTGGGTCTGTTATGCGAATTACCATCAATCGCGTCTTAATACGATTTGACCTTTAATGGTCGCACCCGATGCGAAAGTATTAGCGTCTTTGATTTCGGGAACCATGTAAAGCGTTTTACTTGTAGGTTGGCATACATATTCAATTGCTATATTCTTTTGCAATATTCTTACGCCTGTACCCGCTGCTATCCAGTCAGCTTCTGCAATATCAGCATAACCTACCATAAGATCCATTTGAGCGCTTGTAAAGGCTTGCGGGCTATTCCGCGCGGCTGGTGTGATAGCCGAGCCGAAAAACCAGAGGCGCAAAGCTGGGACTTGAACTGTACCCGATGAGGTTTCTTTTAGTATTATGCGTTCCATCATACCTGAAAACCCAAGGAATCTAGCCGCGTCAATTGAGATAGCGCCTGAAGTGAGAATGTCATTTGCAGCATATGCGGCGGTATCGAGCGTTCCAAAGTCAAAGGCTCTTAATACTCTATCTTGTCCTGTTTTACCTGTATAAAATTCCATGTTTAATCTCTTTTTAGAATGAAGTGTCCTGTAACTTTCGAGGTTGCAAAATAACCATCTGCTTGACTGATTACAAATACAATATACAGCGCATTTGAATCTGGCTGAGTAACGTAAGGCATATCAATTGTCTTGTATACAACGTATCCATCCGAAGTTGATCTATACTCATTTGATGATAGAGTAATAAGCCCAATAAACTTATCCATTTGCTCCGCAGTAAAGTCTCTTGGCGCGTTTTGCGCTGGTGGATCAATCGGAGCGCCAAAGATATACATAGAACCTACCGGAACTGCATTTATAATTTTAAAGTAAATTGCTTCAATGACTCCAGATGATTGACCAGTCCTACCGGTATAAGCTGGTATATTACCAGAGGTTAGTACATCTAGTGTGCTATAACTTCCTGTTAATACGCCGAAGTCAAACTCTGATTTATAATTATCATTTCCAATGCTACCGAGATACCGATTATTCATAATCACTCACGCAAAATTGTAAGTATTTTCATCTTCGAAAGGTCGTAGCCAAATTATCTGAAGTTGGGCTTCGACATTGTTATCGTCAAGCTCGTATACTTCAGCGCCGTGGCCGGGGTTTTGGCTTCTAAATTCTATCTGTATTCCACCATCGATTGTCGTGCTTGGTTTTCCTAGGTTATTACCGCCCGGAACTCCTATAAGCGTCGAGAGGCGTAAAACAGGGTATGTATCTGTAATGCAAACATCTTGCATTGTATAGAATGAATCGGGCTGATCAACTGCAAGAGCTCTAAGATAATATATTGAATTGTTATGATGCCACTCTGTTTGCAAAAATATCACATTTACAAGATACCATCCTTTCTTGCGAACTCTGATAATGGTTGGGTCTGCAGTATCGATATATGCAAGGCTTGTATTAATTCCATAGGCTTCATTACGCGGGTCTGATTCCCACTTAATGAGGCTATTTCCGAGATGGCTTGAATTAACAATATGCTGCCAAGGCACTACGGTCTTTATTCCCCAGACTTCATTCATATTATTGTCAATTGCAGAGCTTGCGGCGCTGTAAGCAATTACACGGGCACTTTGCACGGCTTGTGCTAGGACGGCCTGGGTCTCTTCTATGTTATTTATTTCTTCATTGTCTTGTTGCTCGACTATTGTCAAGCTACTAGGCATATCGGGCATCGAAAAAGCTACTTGCTTTCTTCCAATACCTGAAGGTCTTACGGGCTCATTAAATTTCATTCTGACTCCGCGTCGATTCGTAGTGTAATATCGGCCATACCTTCATAAACTTTATGCGAGTGTTTTGTCATAACTGCAAGCGCGGTCTCTTCGCCATATATCGATTCCAATAGCGTATTATAATCTACAAGGTCAATTGTACATCGTTTACCTACATCAGTAAACTTTGCAGTGATGAAATTGGTAGTAAGAGTCGCTTCAGCTTGTTTTTTACGACCTAAAAAATTGACCATAGCCTCTGATATAGTTTGAGGGAGGCAAGCATTTTGTTGTTTCCAAATTACTTGCGTACTTGGGTCGATATAAGGGCTTGTATCAGTTGGTGCGGCGTAATCTTCACCACCAAAAAATACATTTACGATAGGCTTTGGAACTATGATTATACTATTTGATTCAAAGTATAGCAAGTATCCACTATTTATCGTGTTTCTTTGCCATTTTATGAAAGTAGAGTAAGGTATATCTGCATAGGATGCAAGATTTGCAGAACGACTTGTTAATTGAGGCACATTATGAAACATGATTTTAAGGTCTTTGCTATTGTCGCCGCTTGTGCCTTGTTTTCCGCTTGGGAATGAAGTTGTATCACTATTTCCAGTTATGCTTGTAACTTCGGTAGTCACTTGATTAAGGACTTCGCTAAACATTTTAATTTTGAAGTTGCTATATGTATTATCCTGATCGAATGTAATTGACGGCGTTGCAAGCACTGGATAAGGATTACTTGATACCATTGTAATAGTATAAGCATCTGGATTTCCGCTTGTGAAGCTATATGTAGGTCTTACAGTTTCAAGAGCATTATCGCAAAGCATCTTATATGCTTCGTAGAAATTCGTAAACTGTGCAAACATCTTAGAATCACCAAGAGCGCCGCCTACGAGTTGACCTTGGTTATCGTAAATTTCGGATACATAACAAAGATACTGAGGCAAAATAAAGTTATTGCTTGAATCTTTAAGAAATACCGAATAAGTAAATATATCATGGCATACAAAGGACGCTGTCAATTTACCTGTAAGAGCTCTGAGGTATTTTGAGTACATTTCACCTATCTTAGTTTTGAGCCTTGCGAATGTACTGATATACATCGAGAATCCATCGGGCAAAATATCAAGCATTGCATAACCAGTATTCGGGTCATCAAGCATAAATCCCGAATACAACTGATTAAATTGCGTGTTTTCGCTTAAGGCTACCGATGCTGAATAATCAACCGTTGTATTATCCCTCATTAGCAATCGTGACCATATATGAGGAGTTATTGCCTCTCCGATGCATCGTTGAATATCATATATCTCAATTGTATAGGTTATCACATTATCGAGCGCGGTAATTTCAAGCTCATTCTCTGCAGAATACTTTTGGCATCCTATGAATGCGGTCTTGAATCCGGAGCCGTCATTGTATTGCAGAACAAAAGTATTGAATGCATCGAATTCAGTTTGCTCTGTTGTAGTGAATGCATCTATCCATGGCGTTCCATCGCTATTGAGGGGGCGCTTTTTTGTCGTAGTCCCTTGCAATAAGTCAACGCGCAAATCATCGAGCGCTGTAGTGCCCTGCAAAGCGGCTATATTGACATTTATCTTAAGCACTTGGCTAACAAGACCCGCGGGGATGCTGCCTAGCTCGGTATCGAGACTCATATCCCTTAGTAAAAACTCACTAGGGAGCGTCACATTCGAACTCAAGGCGGGGGTAATGTAATCTACACTACTCGGTATGATATACATACGCCATTGAATAGAGTCTTCGCTAGTCCAAGTAGTTACAAATCTTTGGTTTGATAATGCCATTAGATCAAGTCCCTACGATAGCAGGTGATAGTAAACTTTTCGAGTCCTGAAGCCCACTGTTTTTCATTACTGAAGTCGCATCGTGCAAAGACAAAAGGAATAAGCGCTTTTGAGTACGTGAAAGAGCTTGTGGACTGATACCTTTTAGGCATTTGATACGGCGGGGTCGGTTCTACTATGCGAGTGTATTTCTTTTGCAGAATCTCTTGCAATAGGTAATACACATTATCACTATTTACCGTGCCATAGTCCCATGTACTTACCGGGATGCAATCTACTTCGAGTGCTATCCTGATTCGGCGCTGTCCTATTTCTGTTCCTGACATGCTGACTTCATTTGAGGACTCGACTGTAAAGGTCGGCAATATCCCGAAAACAGGTAACTCAACTCCGAGTGTATTTATCGATGCAAAGGTCGGATCGTCTGACCCTTCGAATTTGACCCAATATCTCCAAGACATATTATCCTCTCCTTGCATTACGGCGGCGGTCTCTTTCGATCACGGCCTTTATTGAGTTATTATCGGCTACAAGCGCGCCGCTTATTTCGACGTGAGTATTTCGGTTGATTTGCTTGCCTAATCCGCGCGTCTCTTCGCGAAGTTTCCTAACCTCTTGAATAAGATTGCCATCCTCTTGCACTGAGAATCGCATTTGCGGAGCGTTGGAAGTAAAGTAGTCTCGAATACTCATACCGGGGTTATTATTCATCCATTCGAGCTCTTGGCGGTTTGCTTTCGTGCCCGCGGCTGTAATAACCGATTCACCTTTCGATAGCCAAGCTGGTATAGAGTCGCTTCTTTCATCGCCAGGACCTTCGAGTCCTACGACACCGTCTTTGAATCCTAGAGCGCCTCTGGCGTTTGCTAAAAGCAACTGAAGCCCTGCAGTAAGGGTAGCTGCAATAAGCGGCCCTGCAATCGGTCCGAGTGTGGTGATGGAGCTTCCCAAAATACCGACGACAAAAGACGGTATCATTTTAGAGACGGCATCAAACGCCGCGCCTGCGGCTGCATTTCCGAAGTCTGCTAGAGTTGCTTTACCTGAAGCGGCAAGCGTTCCAAATTGCTCTAATGTTTGACCGACAAATTCATTAAATACTTTCTGATTGCCTTCCATGCCTTGAGCGTTTTTCTTGAATATCTCGGATTGAGATTTTAGCACACTCGCGGCCGCTTGATCTCCTGCAGTTTTGAGTCTTTGCAAGAAAGTTACTTCGGTTTGCTCTTCGACTTGTTTTCTTTGCGCGTCGATCTCTGCAACTTTTGCAGCATAATCCTCAAAGCTAATTTCTCTCTTTGCAAGACTCTTTGTTAAGTCGTCCTCTTCAGCATTGAGCGCTCCTAATCTCTCTTGTCTAATTTGCTCATTTGTCTCGCGCTCTTTCATTATCTTTTCGGTGTTAAAAGCATCATTAAGCGCGGCTTGAAAAGTAAGAAGAGCACCAGACAAACCAGAATTTTTCTCTATTTCCGCTGCAGAGTCTTTTGCAAATTTATCAAGCTTAGTTTTCGCATCGTTAAGAGCGGTCTGGTTAGCGTCGAGTTGTTGCTCTAAGAGTCTTTGAGTCTTATCATCGCCGAGGCCGATAGCCACATCGATAGCAGCTTGAATATCAAGCGCTTGTCCTTTGACATAATTTGCGTATGAGTCGTATGAGTCTTGGACTTTTTTGAGTTCTTCAGTTGTTTTTACCGCACTTGCTGGTATAAGATTATCAAGCGAGCCCTCTAATGTTTTCGACTGATCTTGAATTCGCTTAACTAGGTTTTTCAGTTGGTCTTGAATTTCTTTGTCATTTTCTGCGCCTAGTTTGGCGTTTATTCTTACCTCGAATTTACCTACTTCAGTAAGCAACTTGCGAACATTAAGAGTCGCATCTGCTACATTCTCATCTTTGCCAAGTTTTACACCGAGTACTAGATTGCCTTGCGCGTCTCTAGTAGTTCCGAATGTATTTTCTATAGTCTTAGTTAAAGCCTCTGCAGTCGGTGCTGCATTAGGATCTTGAGAAAGTTTAAGTTGTATCTCTTCTTTGTTTAGTCCTTGTTGCTCAAATTTAGTTACTTGCTCTTTGCGGTATATTTCGATACCATCAATATAGCTCTTATATCGTGCGAGTGCTTTCTTGTACTCGGAATCAGCAGGGGTTCCGCTTGGCTTAGGATCGCCTTTTGGCGGTGGCTTTGTAGTATCCTCTAACTTCTTATTCACCTCTACAACGGTATCGGCTGTTTTCTTGTAGGCATTTAGGGCTGCAATTTGAGAATTATACGCTGTGGATACCGCTTGTAGTGCTTTGCTGTTACTTGCTAGCTCTCTTGTAGCTTTTGCATATGCATCGGTTGCTTGTTCTTGAGTGCTTGCACTATATAAAGCTTTAGCAAAAGCATTTACTGCAGCATTGCCATAAGAATCAGTAACTACTCCTAATGTTTTTGTAGTTGCGATTGCCTCTTCTATCGCTTCATTTCTCTTTGCAAAGCTAAGAGTCTGATTTGCTGCCATTAATGCCTTGTCAAGCCTTGCAGATTCAGCTGCAAGACCTTTTAAACTATCACCAGCTCTATTTGCAATAGCTTGAACTCCGTCAAGATTATCCTTATAGCTTGCAGTATTCTTAACAAGATCAGGATACTCTTTACTCAAGTCACCTGTTAGTTGTTTCATGCGAGCGGTTTCGGCATTTGTTAGCTTCTTCTTCTCAGATAGCTTGATAAACTCTTCGGCCATAGACTTCGTGCCTTTGGTCATGGTAGTTTGCTCTTCATTCGCTTTCTTTTGCGTTTGAATTAACTCTACATTTGCCTCTGCTTGCTCACGAGTCTCTTCGGCTGATACGCTTAGTGCATCTGTAATTGCATAGATACCAGCTCCGAGTACTGCTAGGGCTGCTACGACCGCTCCAATAGGATTAAGAGACATTGCAAGATTCCACGCATATTGTGCGACGGTTGCAATTGATATTGATCCTCCTAGAGCTGTTTGAACGGCTGCATAGGCCGCCGTAGCCGCCGTGGATATACCAACTACGATATTATATCCTGCAAAAGCGGCTGCGATAGTACCTACAACGGTTGCAATAGTGCCTAAGTTTGCTGATACAAAATTAATAATCGGAGTCAAGGTCTTAAATACGCCATCGAGTGCAAGTACAATCGATTGCGACGCTTGTTGAAAAGCAAGTTCTAACTTCTTGGAGAATGCATCAAAAGTAAGATATTGCCCCGCTGCGTTTTGAGCCTCTTTACCTGCTTGCAATGCCTTTGCTGCGATTTCTTCCTTTGGTATCGGCGCTCCAAACATTCTCGCATAGGCTTCAGCCCCTAAGTCTTCGGCGGGCGTTCCTGCAATGGCTACTTGTAATTGACTTCGCATCGCTTCGGAGATATCACCAGCCGAGAATGCCTCTTCGATTGCCCCGCCTGATCGCTCCAAAAATTCTTTTATTGAGATTTGCCCTGAAGTTGCGAGTCCTTCTAATTCTTTTAGGGTCGCTCCCATTGCTTTCGGCAAAGAGCCTTGTATATCTGCAATTGCCTTTGCAGTATCACCTGCTTTAAGCCTGATTTGAGCCTCTTTGATTGAGTCTCCAATCTTATCGGTAGTAAATAATCCCTCTTGACCGGCTACGGCAATTTGAGCCGCAAACTCTTCAGCGGAGAATCCCGCTTCTTGCAATAATCCCGAGTATTCTGCAATGGTATCAAGTACATCATCTTGCGAAGTTTTACCCTCTTTTGCGGCGAATGCAATAAGATTAAATGCCTCTTGCCCTTCTAGTCCGAATTGTCGTACAAACGGAGCGGACTTTGATACGACTTCGTTAACATCCTTATCGTAGAGACTTCCAAGAGCCGCCGCGTTTTTGACAAATTCTCCAATCTGATCATTAGGCAAAGCATCCTGCAATGAAGCCTTTGCATTTGCAATGGCTTTTGTGGCCTCTGCTAAACTACCACCAACGCCTCCGATAAATGCATCCTCTGCACTTGCTTTGAGTGCTTCGAACTCTTCGCCTGAAGCGCCTGTAGCTGCTTGCAAATTACCTTGCGCGGCTACAAGCTCGCGACCGCCATCGATAATAGCTCCAAATCCATCGGCTACAGCTCCAAGACCCGCCTGAATACCAGCGGCCAAGCCACCACCTACAAGCCCTCCAATCAAGCCACCGCTAAGAGCGTCACCTAGCCCGCCTTTCAAGCCTTCAAATACACCGCCAAGTCCACCTGCAGAATCACCAACGCCATCAATCGCCGCGGATAGCTTGTTGACATCTGCAACGGCTCCGGATGTATTTATATCGGCCATTTTATCAAGTGCTTGGTCGGTTTGCTTCGACTCATTTTGCACCTGATTAAGTTCGGTAGTGACTTTATTCAGACCTGAAAACAGTTCGGATGCATCCAGTCCTAATTTAATTTTGATATCATCGGCCATTGATTCTGCGCTCCATTTTGCGGCGTTCTTTGTGGTAAGTTATTGTATAGGCATAAGTACGGATTACATCCACGCGAGCCGTGTCGTAATATAGTCTTAGATACGCTGCAGGATCGCCGCCTGCAACGCCTTTGAATATCCAATATGAGCCTACAATTTCGCCAAGATAATAAGCACTCTCATCTCCGTCCGTCTCTTCATACTCATCATCGTCTGGGTCGTTAAATACAGTCAAGTCCTCAAGATAGTACTCACATAATGCGGACTCTTCTGCATACCGTTTCACGAAAAAACTTTAGTGAGTCCAAGATTCCGTCTAAGTCTTGGTTTTGCCAAAAGTCGGAATCAGCCTCGGACTGAATGCCAGCTAAAAGCTCGGTATTTTGCACTTTGCTTTCATCGATTACGGCTTTGACAAATTGGAATACTTTTGGAATCGTAGTTTCATCGACATTGATAAGCTCGAATAGATTTGCTCTGACTTTTAGATATGCAGTCTTGACAATTTCTTGGAACTCGAACTCTTGCATAATGTCCTTAAAAGCGTCTTGCCCCTTTGTTAAGTCTATCTTTTTTGCAAGGCTCTCGCGGCTAAATACCTTCTCCATGATCTCGGTCTCGGCGGCTGCTTGAGCGCCTTTAGTATTTGCAAGTTCAGAGAGAAGCGGCGTAACCTTGTCATAAAGAGCGGGGGTCAATTTTGAATAGAGTGCTACTTCGTGTGCTGTTTCGTTTAGATATAATTTCATGCTATCTCCATAGTAAAAATAATGGGGCGGGTTTTGCCCGCCCCGTGTGTATTAGACCGCTGCGTCATTGAACCAAACTTCTTTGTATCCAATCTTTGCAGGGATTGTCACCGCTGACAAACCTGTTACCAAAGATGTCAAGAAGTAACTTGTACCGATAACAAGATCTGTATCATTATTTACAACATCGCCTGCTACTTTGGGCTTAGTGTATTTACCTGATTCTTGGTCAAACGCGCCTGAGTCTTGTGCTAATTTGCAAAGCATCAAAACAATTTTGCGCTTCTTAGGAGTAGAGTTTGTATCTACACCACCGTATACGATTTGCAAAAGTGTATCGCTTGTCGCTTGTGAAGAGTTGAACTTTGTCCCGTCTTCATATTCCCCTTGATCTGCAGTGACCGTTGTAATAGGTGCATAGTTTTCAAGGAATGAAGTGAGTGCCGGATCGTCTTCGTTTTGATCGATTGTAAAAGTCGTGCGTGTTAATGAAGTCTTGATTTTGCGCTTCATTGTATGAATTGCGGTAGCTCCTACTGTAGGTGCTGTTCCGAGTTCATTTGCTGTATAGAATACGCTAAGGTTAGCGCCGCCTACTACCATGATATTACCTCTTAGATAATTGTTTTAGATATGAAAATGTGTTAACTAAATAATCCCAGTTTCTTTGTGATTTATCGCGTGTGTATTCTCTTACCATTAGGCCTCCGTTTCGTTCTGCTTTATGCATTAAGACTTCAGTATCTTGACTATATCCTTTATGATACAAAAGTATATCTGTATCGGCTACGACCGTACCATTCGGATCTACTTCGAGCGTCTCATGGCATATTCTTTGCCATTTGAGAAACGCGCTTCTTCTATGCAGTCGCATTGCCGGTATATTATACCTCTTTCGAATATGCGTATATTGCGGGTCAAGGTCTGCATTGCATCCTGCAATTGACAAATAAGCCGCGACCGCTTCGCTTTCGTTAAGCTCTTGGATATACGCCCAAAACTCATCTTCAGGACTTGCAAGGCGCTCATCAGAATCCATGTGCAAAATCCAGTCTCCAGCCGCATACTCATCGAGCTTATTTCTGCAATAACTGAAGTCGAAATACTCTTCGAAGTCTGGATATTCCCATGAGAGAACTATATGGTCCGAAGTACGACCGACTTCTTGAAAAACAGGCTCTTTAAGTTTTGGATTTACCGCCGTGCGAAGTGCTACGACTTCGACATTATCACTCGGTAAAGAATCCCTCCATCCTTTCAGGTCATCTCCATCCTGAAAGATTACACATGCACTTAACTTCATACATCTCCTCTGTAATATACCGTCCTAAAAGTCATGAAAGATATGCCTTTTGTCTCATCGTCATTAAATGTGACCGCTTGAGCGTCGACAAAATGCACGGGCGCAAAATAAGTGCGCTCATAATCTGACTCATAGACATCGGGTTTGTAGTTTGTGAGCTTATTCTCGATTGCCTCGCATAAGTCTGCAAGCGCCTCGCGTAAATTAGCTTTGCCCGCCGTGCTATTCTTCTTTACCTGTACTCCGACAAGTAAATACATATCCAAAGTGCCTTTATTTGCAAAAGCAGAATCGTCTTCAAGTCCAATAACCTCGCGAGCGTCGGCACCTGACAAAACGCCGACAAAAGGGAACTGATAGGTATTCCATTTATCTAGCATTACTTGGTCATAGACTTTGACCCCACTCATTGTGCGGAGTCTATCTGCTATGGATTTGATCGCCGCTGACTCTCTTGCCATTGTTGTATTCCGTTTATGACTTGTTGTTTTATATCGCTTGCGAATTTGGTATCATTTCGAAGTCTATCGACCGCAGGATTAAAGTACGGGCGGGCGGGTATGTTTACGCCGCCTTTCTTTTCAACACTAAGAGCAAGCCGTTTGAAGTATGGCTGTTTAGTAGTGTAATACTTAGCCCAAAAAAACTGAGCCATAACATAAGTTGACTTATTCATCTTTCGACCGCTCTTGCTTTTAATTACGGTCACGGGAGTAGCCTTTATGAAGCCACCAAATTCTTGAATAGCTGCGTATTTTATGCTTGACCCGTATTCTACTTCAAAGTTATCTCCATTTTGTGAGACTTTGAAAACATTACCGGGCTGACCTTTTGTGAAGCTACGGAAGAGAGCGCCTGAGTAAGTTGTTAGCTTATCGCTCTTTGATGGCGCTATCCTATCGGCTTGACCTTGAAAGTTCATATTAGCTCCGATATACGCCTGCATCACAAAAGGCATGCGCTCCAAGCTCTTCAGAATAACAGGCCGTAAAATGCCCTTTAAAGCTTCGCTATTAATCATTATTACACCGTTGGTATAACGAACTGCGCAAAGTATTTATGCCATCCTATATCGGTTTTGAGTGATTGGCTGACTGTTTGACCCGCGCCGCCTGTAGCGACGGAGTTAAGCCCGAACCAATTACCGCCTTGAGGGCTTTGCTTATATGCAAGAGTGACCATTTCGGCTATTCCTTGCAAGATTGTATATGGCATAGACGCATCACTGAAGCCAGTTGTTAGCGTCGCCTTGAATTGTCCATTTGTCTTATCACGAAAGACAATGTAATTAGCATACGGCTCGGCGTTCCATGCATAGTTACCCGCGTCAAAGTTCGCATAAGTTGCAAACTCATTCTCGCGCCACTGCAAAGCCGTAAGAGCCGTGTTAGCATTGTAGGGGATATATTTCCATGAGTGATTCGCTTCGAGGCCGCGTTGAGCTTTTGAGGCGTAAAATTGGTAATATATCGTCCCACTACGGAGAGGCTGACCGCAATAGCCTTCAGCCTCTACATAGCAAGTTGTTATCAGGTCATCAAACCAAGTATACAGCGCCGTATCCTCGGAGGTCGGATCGCCATTAACTTCCAAATTAAGAAAGGTCATGAGAGCATTAAACGCCCTCGGATTTGCGCTTGTATATGGCATGGTTATTTACCTGTTTTCTTTGTTTCTACTTTCGGCGCTGGCTTTGCATCCTTCGCCTTGCCTTGTTTAATAAGAGCCTCGGCAATCGCGGCAGGGAGAGAGGTCTCATACCCTGCCGAAACGCCTTTATACGGCTCGATTAGAATTACATCTACGAGCATAAATCACCTAATTAGGTTGTTGAAGTTTTGAGAACACCGATAGCACTTGGAGCTGGGAATGCGAAAGCAACGCGCTCGACAACTTCGATACCTTTTTGGTGTGTACCACCCAAACCAGTCGCACCGAAATACTCTTTGTATTCGTTAACAGTTACATCCTCGCGGATACCCATAACTGTAAACTGATTAAAGTCACAATAGAATGCAGATGCTGTATTCGCTGCACTCGTTGGGAAGAGTGCATCTGGTACGACATGCATCGGGCGGCCTGTTGGAGTGAAGTATGAATTACCTGCAAGAGCTGTTAAGCCGATGGATGTAATTTCGATAGGTCTTACTTGATCATAAACAGGGCGGGAGCCTGCTGTTTCTTTCATCAAGAATCCGAATACTGATTGAGGCACTACGAATACACCATTAGCACCAACGCCAGAATTTACACCGAGGCGCAAGTTCCAAAGGTCAGTCCAAGAGATTTCTCCGAATGTATCCTTACCAGAGTTATTAGCACCACCTTGGCGAACTGTTGTAGTTCCGGCGATACCAGTCAAGCCTGTAAAGTTAGGGGCATTACCATCACCATTGAAGAACTGCTTGTCTTCTGTTTCAGCAAGAGCGCGACCCAATCCATTTACAACATAATCCAAGAATGCAGGGGTTGCATCTTGCAATTGCTCTTCAGAAACGATAGCACCTGCAACTACTTTGCGGGCTGTCATTGCAGTCGCTGTAAAGAAGTTTGCTGAGTCAGTCAAAGTCAAGCCAGAACCTTCAGCAACCACCGCGCCTGTAAACGCGCCGCTTGATACTAAGTTCTCTGTTTTACCGCGCATCGGATAGATTTTCGCGAGTGCTCTTGCATATCCGTACTGATCTGCAAAAGACATGATTTCCTCTACCCAAAACTGAGGAACGGCCGCGCCACCTTGTGCAGTTGTGCCTGTATTGAAGTTTGCTCTTGTCAAATACTTCTCATTTGCTTTGCGTGCAATTTCATCTGCAACGCCGTCGCGTCCTTTGTGTACTGCAAGAATGTAATCCGCTACGACGCGTGCTTGGTCACGGCGTGCATCATGATCTGCTTTGATAGTTACAAAGCCGTTATTATTTGTTGGCTTTTGTGAGCGAAGTTGATCAGCAACTTTGCGGTCAACAACTTCTTTCAGTTGGTCTTTTGTTACGATAATGTTTTCCATTATGCAATATCCTTAGATTAAATTGAGTAATTCGTCTGTGTTGAGTTTTTTAGGCATGTTCAAAGTAATTGAACGGCCTGCTTCGCCGGCTACTGCAGATTTGATAATCTTGTAACCGTTTTGAATCATATCCATACCTTCACTGATTTGCGCTTGTGTCGAAGCTGCAATTTTCTTACCGACGCGAGTTTCAGGAACCTCGAAACTAGCCTCGATGGACTCGGCTACCACTTCGACTGGGGGCTCGGCGGCGGCTGGTTCTTCGGCTACTTCGGGTGCGACTTCGCCTTGCAAAACTGCTAGCATAGGAGGAACGCCTGCAGTAATAAAAGCGTTTACGGATGCTTCGGCTTCTTCAGGTGAAAAGCCGAGATTAATTACCTCATTAACAAACGCTTCCTTGATTGCCGGAAGAAGTTCGTCTTTGATCTTGGCTTCGATCTCTGGGGTTAACATTCTACTTTCCTTTTTGTATTTTTGAATTGAATCTTGGAGTAAAGTCTTGATTGATTTCTTAAGCAATGCTTGGCGATTTGCAGGAACTGAAACAACGCTAAATTCTACAAGCTCGGACTTTGTGTAAACAGTTACCTTTTGACCGTCGATTGTTTGCTCTTCGTATTCGTTTGGAATGATACCAACTGATACGGCCTTTACAAAACCTGCATTGATTAGCTTGTTGAGTTTCTTGCCTTCTTCAGTAATACACTCAATTTGAATTGTAGCTTCTAGGTTTTCGCCGTTCATTGCAAATCCTAAGCAGCGACCGATAGGCCACTCATCCGAGTCATGCTGTGCTAAGACTATGGGATTATTTAGATATGCTTGATAGTCGATTCCGCTTGGAACTATGATAGTCCCATAGCGATCTACTTCGGGAGTTGATACTACAAATGTATAGAGATCATTCTCTTTCTCTTCGTAGCCTTCCTCCATTTCGTAGCCGTCCCTAAGTTGTAGGTTCAGCTCGCGTGTTATTAAATTCATATTAAACCTTTATTTTTATTGCTTTTCAACTGGGAATAATTGACATCTGCAGTTCACTGCATTTGAAGCGCTTAGACCTGATCCGAGCGGGCGCTGCGCTTTCTCGGTTTTGACTTCAATGATATTGCCTTCTTTATCGCGAACTTCAGTCACTACCGTAAAATATCCGTCGGCTCCTTGAGTCGAGCCTTCCAAAGCAGCATGAGCGGGTCTTACGCGGCCGTCTCTTTGTGTAAGCCATACCATCTCAAAACCCTCATCTTTATATACGGCGTATTGCATTCCGCTTGTCACATTTGCGGCGGTCGTATTCGCAATCGCACGCGCTCTGCTTGTTTGCAAAGAGTCGAACTTGGTATTCAAAATCTTGAATAACTCGTCTTTATCCTTACCAGCGTTTGCAGTGAGAGTCGCTTGTACTTCTTGCTTGATAACTCCGATTGAATCTCGGATTTGAGCGCTTGACTCTTCGACCAAGGCGATAACCTCTGCAGTCGGAGGAACGCCGCCCTCGATTGCAAGAGTCGCATAGAGTTCGGTAGCTACTTGATTTGCGGCCTCTGCTATGATTGCATCATATTCCGCAAGGTCTTCGGGTGAAACATCTACAGTTGCAAGAGTCAACACGCCGTCATCTGCAAGCTGAAAGACTTGCTCTTTGATTTGAGCTATGATCATCTCAACTACATTCTCGAGGCTACCTGCATTCGCTTCGGTTATGCCGTCAAAGTTTCTCCAAAACAAGTTCTTTGCATCGGCTGTAACGATAGGGAGCTTAGGATTTGTCCTTGTTAAGAGTTTTCGAGCCACCACGGGCGCGGGAGCGGGATTTACGGCGCTTTGAAGCGGGACAAAACCATTAGCAATAAGCGGCGTATTGCCTTCAGGTATAGGATCATATCCGCGCTCGCCTCTTGCATCGTTGATCGTCTTAATTCCCCACTTAAGCTCGAACTCTTCTTGCCTCATATCAGCATCGGTATCTGCATATTCATAAGGTTGCGCTTGGATAAGTACATCCTCTTCCCATCTACGGAAATGGCGTGTAAATTCTTCAGCAATATAGAGTGCTTCGGGATCGATTGTGTTTTGTCTAAAGATTGCAAACTGAACCTCTGCAGTCGCTCGGTTTTGGAATGATCCATCAAGCATCCCAGGAGGCACGCCGAAGACTTGAGCGATTTGAGATCTTACATCTTTGCTAACAGAGTCATAGCCTACCGATAGCTCGCCTTTCGGCGGTAGTTCTAATTGCATTCCACCTCCAAGCAAAGCTCGTAGCTTGTAGTCTGGTAGTTCTTCATTCCAAGCGCTTTTCAGCTTTTGCCATTCATCTTGGTCAAACCTTTCTGGGAACTTTGCAATAAGCGGCGGGACTGTATTATTAGCAAACAAGCGAGCTAAATAAGCACTAACTTCGCGGTCTATATTCGCATATTCCAAAGCGGCGGAAACAAGACCAACGCCGAAGATATTCATACCGATAATTTCTTCAGGACGCGCGGCGGGGTGGAGCTTAGCAAGGTGAATAATCTCTTTCTCTGGTATGGCTATATTGCCCTCTTGAGCTGACTGATATACATACCCATCAATAAAGTTATTCTCGCCTTTAATGACTCGCATTCTTGTCGGATTTAATACCCACATTTGCAAGGGCACGCGATAGCCGTTTGTCGGAGTCCATATAAACGCATTGCCATTTATGCTAAGCCAGTTTTCAATATATCCGAAAACTTGCGAGCGTGTGAAATATGGATTAGGATTTGATAGCAGCTCGTTAGTCCAATGACCGCGTCCGAGTTCTTCTTTTTCCCAATTTTGCTCTTTGTATGCATCGAACTTGATACCGCTCAAAGCATTCGCTCTATGCTGCAAGCAAGCGAAAACAGTCCCTCGAAGTGAGGCGCTTAACTCGTTACCGACTTGAGTCGCACCGATATTGCGAGAGCCACCCGACCGAATATACGGTCTGTCGTTTCTTCGCGGTGCAACTGCGCTCGCGATTCTATCTCTAAGTTGGTCAAGTAGACTCATACATATATCTGTGGAGTTTTGCGAATAGCGTTGAAGGCATAACCCAACGCGTCAATAAAGTCATCATGCTTGTCTTGTGGAGTGCCCGTAAAAGATAGCAGCTCCTCGGTAAAGTCCGGATTGATATGAGGGACATGATAAACAAGCCCTTGTTCATATCTTGCCTCGACTGGCTGAAAGCGAATAACCTTGTCTCGATCCGCTCTCACACCTACGACATTCATCTTAGTATTGCGTTTCAGCTCTTGCACCATCCAAGCTTGCGCCTGATTTGATTCGACTGCAACTACTCTTGCATTCCATCTTTGCTCGGCTGACATGATCTTACGGCCTATCTCTTGGAATTGCGCTCTAAAATGATCGGCTTCGACTACTACAACATCTCCATCTTTTGTCGTGCCTATTACAACGATTGCCGTATAATCGGCTGTTTCCTTTTGCGAGATTGCCAAGTCAACTCCAATGTAATACGCCGTGCATTCTTGGCCGTTTGTCGTGCGTAACCATTCGCGCTTGATTTTAGCCGCCGATCTATCGACATATTCTGCAAGAAACTCTTGTGCAAAAACCAAGCTCGGTAGTAGCTCCTTTTGTCTATCAACTTCGCTTATCTTGATTTGCCCGCCGTCGTATGTCGAGTAGTGAAACGATTGCCAGTCTGACATAGTCTCGGAGAGCTGATCTAATTGCCAAAAATGATTCTTACCTTTCGGCGTTGAAAAGAAATACGCATCTCCTTCATAATCTGCTAGCATCGGACTTAATACAAAGTTCCAATCGTCTTCAGCATTTGGGCAGTGAGCCCACTCATCGCAAATCACTCTATGAAACTTATTGCCTCTTAAGCCATCCGCCCGGTAAATACCTTGCAAAACCAATGTACTACGGCCTAGTTTAATCTGGCCTTGTTTGTAAGTTGCACCAAGCGGTGCAAAGAAATTCTGTGCTTCGGTCTCTCGTCCTGAGAGCTCGGTATATGAGGGCGCTGTATAGAGAACATACGACCCATCAACTTCCAGCATTTTCTCAAGGGCCAAAGCAAAAGCCAAATAAGACTTACCAAAGCGACGACCGCACCGAACAACATTAAAGCGCTTCCTATTCCGAAGTATCTCAAGCTGTTTATCATGCGGTTTTATCCGTATCACTGTATCCATTTTGCGAACCCCACTCAATTATCATTTTGCCTTTTTCTGCTACTTGATTATCCATGTGAGATAGCAACTCCATTAGCAGTTTCATTGCCGTAATATCCTCTTTAAGCAAGATCTTTTTATGAATCAGCATTTCGATTATATCACCAGCTACGGTTTCTTTTGTTTTGCCGGGCTTTGATAGCTCCTCGGCTGCCATCTTTGCAAGGTCTTTGACATACACGATGCTACCCTTTGGCCTACCATTTCGATTGATACGCTCGGGCTTGTCTCTAAAGCTATGTCCTTTGAGATTATCAGCGCCTGCCATAATAAACTCCCAAACCTAATCCAACACCAAGAGCACCAACAACCCATCCCCAGTTGTTCTCGGTTTTCACTTCAGTCGGTAAAGTAATTACCTTAATTGAATCAGGGCGCGGGCGGTAAACAAGTGAGAAGTGACCCTTGCGATTTGCATAGGCAAAAGCCATATTGATTGTATCGCGAGTCGCTGTAATTACGCTATCGCTTTGAGCGATAAACGAAGTATCTCCACAAGGAATAATTACAGGCTTATCAAGAAAGTAAATAGTGTCCTTAGTCTTGATAGTAACTGACTTCGTATGCACTGAGTCTCTAATCGTTACAGGGCGTTCAATTAGCTGCACTTGAGTAATTGTATCAGTTACGCGCTTTGCGCTCGTACGGCCTACGTGAAGCCCCGAAACAAAGCCGATAATAAGCAAGACTGCAAGTATTATCATTGCATTTAGTACATCATTGAATCTCATTGCACTACTCCATTCTCAATAAAGAGATTATCTACCATACCATTCTCTTGAATGATTGCAAAACCATGATTGCTATTTGAGTGTGGCATATATGCTTGTCGTAACTTGCATAGGCATCCCATTGTATATGCCTTGTAAAACTTACCGTCCAAGCTCTTGATAGATGCAAAAGAAGTACGATGCACATGACCCATAACAACATTAGCCGCGGCTTTGAGAATCAAAGCGCGGGCGGGATTTACGCCGCCTGAGACTTTCATTTCGTGACCGTGGACTATGTAGGTATTTTCTATTTTCATAAATTGCGTAGATTCGACAAAGCGTATTCCAAGATCATCAAGTTTTAGCAGTTTGCGGAAATCAATTAAACCAGCAAGCGCGTCTGCATTCTGCATTAAGTACCGCTCCAAGCGGTCTTCATGATTGCCAATTTTAAAGTAGATATTCTGGTCTTTGAATTCGGACCTCAAGCCTTCTAAAAACTGCTTTGCAAGTTCGATCTCGTTTAAGAATTTTGGCGTATCAGCGTGTTTCGGGTGCCTTGAGATTTGAGCCGAGTCTAGTATATCACCGTTTAAAATGATATTCTCTACTCGGTCTTGTTTTGCATATTGAATCGCTGCAATAAGCGCCGCTTTGTCATGGATGCCTAAGTGAATATCACTGAAGACCGCCGTCTTACCTTGGATGCGCAAAACGGGTAAAACCTCCTCGCGTCCATCTTCAAAGGTATTTAGCCAATCAGGAACTACTTCGGGCTTGTCTTCAGGGCTCGGCTCAAAGCCTTTGCCTATCCGATAGTTAAGCACCGCCGTGTACTCTTCATGGTTTAAGCGGGGTCTGTATTGACTCACTTGGTAGGAATCCCGTACTTTTCTAAAAGAGCCTGCAATAATTGCTGCTCTGGATTAAGTTCTGTTTGCTCTGGTGCGGGAAATTTTGCAGACCACTCGGCTTCGTGCTCTTCAGTGCAAGGCACTGCATTACATCCATTAGGCCATTGAATTTCAGAAACACCGTCCCATAAAACTATATTTTCGACTTCATTATTAGCATTAATTAAAGCGTATTTCATGTTATCCCTCACTTACAACAATTACTAAACCACCACCACCATTACCGCCTGCTCCGGAATTATGACCGTTATCTGAAGCAGCGCCGCCACCGCCACCAGCACCATATCCACCATTGCCACCAGCACCAGTTGCTTGTCCAGTTTTATACGATCCGCCGCCGCCTGCAGAGCCGAAATATAAAAACCCTGCTTGATTATTATCGCCATTGCCACCATTACCGCCATTAGACCCTCGGCTTCCATAATTCCAATTAGAAGCAGGCTTGCTTGCCATCCAATTTGCAGGCCTATGTCTACCACCTTCGGACATTGCTGTTGAATTAGCTGCAGCTCCTCCTCCTCCTCCTCCAGATAAGCTAATAAAAGCTGGTCTATCTGAAGTAAAATCACTGCCATTAGTGCTCGTACCGGTCAGACCATTGCCAACAGGAACTTGATAATAATTTACAGGTTGAGGAGAAGTACCGCCCCCTGCAGTTGAGGAAGTGCCTCCGCCTGAACCGCCACTTGGCCTATCACTTTCTATAATATTTTGGAAAGTACCTAATCCTGATATACCTCCATTTGATCCATTTGCGCCACTAGTATCATCAGTAGTGCGACTTGCGCCACCATTTCCACCTGCTCCAACAGTAACGGATTCAGTACTACCAAGTGCAGAAGCTTCAAGAGTAATGCTGTAATAACTTGCTGCACCACCACCGCCTCCTCCACATCTTATAGCAGTTGTAGCTCCTCTTCTTCCAGACCCTCCACCAGCGCCACCTGATAAAGAATAAACTGTTACTCTTTTGGCAAAAGAGGGTTTAGTCCATGTCCCCGAACTAGTAAAAGTATCTATTTGGATTTGATATCCACCACCACCACCGCTCGCAGCCAAAGTAGTGCCCGTCATTGTTAGGCCCGTGCCGAGTGTTATCTCTTGCACATCACCAGAACCTGAATCACCACGGCCCAAAAGTTTTGAAGCGGCTGATACATTCTGAATTTTTGCATAAGTTACCGCGTCATTATCTACAGTCCAAGTAGCACCCGAACTAGAGACGGTAATATCTCCCTTGTCGCCATCGGTCACACCGCCGCCCGCCGTAGACCAGCTCAAATTTCCCGAGCCGTCGGTACTTAATACCTGACCATTTGACCCGCCTGCTATGCTAAGTTTGGTAAGATTCGTATTGATTGTATTACTAGTGCCAATTGTCTTTGAATCAAAAGAGTTAGGCAATTGGCCATTATTTAGTTTTGTTGTAGGCATCTTATCACTTCAAATAATCAGCAATTAAAACATCTCCACTAATTGGAGCCGTCGCCATCGTGATTGTATTGGTTGAAAGCGTGTAATCATTTCCCGCTCCGCTTCTTAGCCTCATACCATTCAAATGTAAGCGTAAAGTCCCTGCAGTTGGTGTATCAGGCAAAGTGTAAGCCGTATTCGAACCGTCAATATTTCCACTTGGTATGACTTCAGTTGCAAAGTTGCTCGGAGTCAAAGTACCTGACTCATCTTGCACATAAGTGACCGCCGTAGAACCAAGCGTTCCGCCTGAATTTGAAGTGCAATAAAATCTCTTATCGCCATAAGTCGTACCCGCGTCCACATGGACAAAAGAGCCTGTAAGCTCGTCCCATGCGTCCGAATCAGTTGCACGAGTTAAAGCGCTTGATGATCCGTTAAAAACATAGATACCGTTTTGGCTTTGAGTAGATTGCTGCCATACCAAAAGGCGCTGACCGCTTGTAAGTTGGTGACCGTCGAAAGTATCCGTTCCGGGATTGCTTATGGTGATATTCGCAGTCGTAGCCGCGTGGACATTGCGATACTTGTAAGCACTTGACAAGCCTGCTATTTGCGTATCTACATATCCTTTTGTTGCAGCATCGCCTGAGTCAGTCGGAGTTGCAATGGTCGTAAGCTTGTTGTTACCCATTGACTGAGCACCCGTAAACGCTACGCTCCCATCCTTTTTGACAAAGTTCGCGCCGTCTGCTAATTTACTCGAATCTATTGCAGCGCCCGCAGCTACTTTCGCGTTGGTTATCGCACCATCGCGTATCTGGCGGCCTGCTATTGTGGTCTCTGGCATCGTATTATCCTAGTTTGTAATGTATTCGTATAACATCACCAACGACAGGCGAAACATTCAAAGTTATTGTCGTCGATCCGCTTGTCGTATAATCGTTTGTAAGCACTTGCAATACGCCATTAATGAAGACTTGCAAAGAGTTAGGGACAAAGTTCTGCAATGATGTGAAAGTCGCATTTGAGCCGTTGATATTTCCCGTCGGAGTTTCATTCCAGATGAAAACCGCCGCGCCTGAGTTGATCGTAGCACCGACTGAAACTCGGACAACTTCAGGAAGCGCCGTAATGACTACATTGTTAGTACTCATGAAGTCACCGTATCGATAATATCCAAATCACCACCAAGCCAATACTTCGTATCACCGCCAAGCCATTCGATTTTTACATCATACACAAGTCCCTTTTGCGGAGTTAAAGCAAGGCTTGTAGCTCCCGGCAAAGAGATTGAAAACTTGCCACCGCTTGCAGGGGATTGTATTGTCGTATTGAAAGTAAAGAGCGTCGCATTCGTAGCCTTTACTCTGCATTGAGCGGTCAAAGTCGCATTCACCAAAGTAATAGCCGCGCCATCCGCGTCTTTCAATTCAACTGCAAGTGAGAAAGTCTCACCTCGGTAAATTGCTATATTAAATCTATCTCTTCTCATGGCTTATCCGTAAATAGCTTTGCAATGAAAGACCCTCCGACCGCGAAGCTCAAGAGCGTAATCGCCAAGGCTATGTTATCGCGTAAATAGGCAAAACCGCAACCGGCAATGCCAGCGGCGGCTAAAGCGCCCGCGACTCTGCGAATCTTCGCAGGTGTAGGCTCGTTCCAATATTTAAAGCCAAAATGCAAACTCACTTGTTAAGCCCTGCAATTATGGAGTAGATCTGATCAAGTCTTGAGTGAACCAAAGCAAATTGCTTGTCTATCGATTCAGCTTGCTCTTTCTCGGTCTTTTCCAAGTTAGCCACGCGGTGCTCTAAAGTAGCAGTATTGAATACGTGCTTTGCCGTTTTCTCTATAACATCTGCAATTTGTTTTGCGTGTTGCAAGCGTTCCCTATTCATGAATCTGAAGAACATAATAACAATCGTTACCGTACTTACCAGAGTTGCTAGAACATTGCGCAAGAGTTCACTAAATATATCCATTGTATCTATCTTAAAACAAGGGCTTCCCGAAAGAAGCCCTCGCGGAGTGAAGGCATGAGATAAGGAGTGCCTATGTTGGCAAAACAAATATAAGCACAACCAAAAGGGACTTAGAAATTTTATTTTTAATAAATCACAAAGTCCGTAATCCTGAAGTATGAGGTAGGGTTAATTACTCGCGTCCGTGCCCAAACGCCATCACCGTCATGCTGAGAGCCTCGAAGCCCCGAGCTTGTATTTCCTTCGACTGTAGTTCCGGTCTTGCCCTGCCATGTATCTACTATCCCTGCATGACCAAAGGGAGTAGTTCCCCTTCGCCATACAATGATCGTGCCCGGTGGTAGTGTCATGTTTTCAGCAATGACCTTCGTAGCCTTTATGGTCTTATTCCGAGTAGCAAAGTGCCTAGCAAGTCCCGATCCCGTGAACGGCAAGCCTTTGACCCCTGCAGAGTCTAAGCAAAAGTTCACAAAACTTGCACACCATTGAGCGCCCCTCGGGCTCTTGGTCGAAGCTTGAAAGCGGCGAACCCAGTAGCCGCCGTTATTGCCCTCTTCTTTCGTTCCGATAAAGCCCTTGGCAATTAAGAGAACCTTAGGACTGACTGAAGCAGAGAGCGGCTGTAATGATGTTAGCAGACAAGTAAAGAGCGTAAGCGACAGGATTTTGTGCGATAATTTCACGAGTATTTACCTCCTTGATTAAGTACGAATCCACAAACCACGCCGCCCCTACTGCAAGTGCATACTTGCTAAGACCGACCGCGAATGTGCTAAAACTCCCATCTCCCACGCCTAAGGTCGCACCAAGTGCAATTACTGATAATGCGACCAAAGGGACAAAGGTCTTCAATGCATCCATTGTGATTATTCCTAAATAGAAACTAAAATACGTCTAAGCTGTGGATTAAATCGCTTAGACTCTAGTATTGTATATTGCGTTGTTTTAATTCCGCTCTTGGCTTCAGTATCCAAAAGCGATTCTTTGAACTTAGTCCAGTTTTCCTCTTGCCATTTGTCATAGTTCTCACGGTCATGATCATCACTGTAGAACCAGCCCTCCCTTCTTGCAAAGCCCGTCAATACGCATCTCCAATATAGATCGTCATCGTCAACAGCCCAACCCCAGTATTCATTGGAGTAGCCGTTTATTTTGCGGTAACTATCTTTGTCAAATAGCGTCACTCCACCAAAGTAAGCACGGTAAGGCATATCCCATTCGTATTGCTCTACATACCTTGCCAAGTGTGTCGGCGTAAAGACTGGTGAATAGTCTGCATCTTTTGCGTACATATCCACGTCGTGAAAGCAAAAGTAATCAGCGTGCTGAGACTCTAGAAATCCTATGTTTTTCATCATGCCAGTATTGAATAGCTTGCCCTCTTCTTGCTCTACAATCGTTATGCCAAACTCCAAGCCTTGAGCCTCAAGTACTTTGAATAAGTGAGGTATCTGTTTGCGGATGTGAGCCTCGCGGTTCCGGTAGGGAATAATTACTTCAAGTCTCATGTAATTCTCCGCTTGTTAGTGATTCCCATTTGTTAAGTGAGTATCTTGCATTCGACTGAATGAAGTACGGCTTGCGAACTGCATAGACATTAAAGTTCTCTTGAATATGTCCAAGCATGACATCAAGTGGAACTTGCTCTTCGTAAATTGCTACTCTGATTGCATTCTCTGCATAGGCTTTGAATCTTGGACTAAGATATAGTATAGCATGAGCCGCCGCTAAGCCTGTAACCTTTACCAAATTCTCACTAAAGGCCTTGACCGTAGTCTTTGGATTAGCATGACTCCAACCAAGGTAAATAGCATCCGCGCCGTGTGGAATATCTATCTCTTCGCAGTAGTGTTCAGTCACTTGAGCGTCATCCTCGAATATCAGCAAGGGTGCATCGCCTGACTGAAGTGCATCGATATGAGACTGGCCACATCCGACAAAGTGCTTGTCAAAGCGCGTGTCTTGAGGAGCCGGTATAGTCTTTGCGCTTATCCTTCTAGTCTTATTCATGCCAAGCATACCAAACTGGCGCTCCATCTCTATTCGATTATCAAGAGCCGTATCTAAGTTGATATACCTAACCTCGCACTCGGATAGTCTCATTCTAAGTTCTCCAAGATGTAGAATTCCGCTTTTACCATCGCATCATTCAGACTCATATTACGGAATCTAAGCTCCAAAGCGTATCGGCCTGTTATCTTGTTGGTTAACTTCAGCTTCCATCCCGAACCCGCGAGAAACAGGCGCGCCTCGTAAGGCACGCCGTTTTTCATGATCTCGGTCTTGAAGTCTTTGTCTTTGAGTTCCTCCCAGTCAAGAGTAGGCATCTCATCAAAGCTATCGTCAAAATGGTATAGCATCGGGAACCTCTACAGGCGCGGGCTTGTTTTCGTAAATCTTAGCGAGTTTGATACTTGT